ATGAAAAAACGTATTGATGTATTGGCTCAACCAGAGTCCTATCATAATTTATCAACATTTTCAACTGTAGAGGAATTAAATAAAGCCATTAGAGTATACAGAGATGTAATTAAAACGTCTATTAAGCGTACCGATGTACAATCTAAAATAATTATATTACTTGAAATTTTAAAACGTCACAGCTGCAAATACGCAGGTGTTAGCTTCCTATGTAAAAATAGAATAGCTGAGATAATGGGTGTATCATATAAAACTGTACAACGTTTAATGACGAAACTTGTGACTTTAAGAATGATTAAGCAAATAGCTATGAAGCGAAAAAAAGATATGCGTCAAACTTCTAATGCAATTATTATCCAACCAATCATAAATGAAGTGTCCCACAAGCATCCTGCTGAAACGACTAAGAAGTGTCCTACCGTTAAAACAACTACTAAAATCTTAAAACAAAAGAGTAAAGATATAAATAAACGTAATGGTAATGACAATAATGCTGTACCTAAAGAAAACATTAAATGTGCTGAATTTGTAGCCCATTGGGTTCCGAAGCGTTTCGTTTCCCTAACTTCTGCTTTTTATTCAAGAGCTAAAACAATTCAAGAATTTTGGAAGGTCGTAAAACAATGCAATCGTGTAATAAATCATACAACAGGCCAAACAGCGTTTGACAAAGATCAAGAACTACAAATTGGTGTACAAGCTATGAAAGAATTTGCGATGAAAGTAAAAGATGGAGTCAAAATGAAAAAGAGTAAGTTTGCGTATTTCAACGGTATCGTGAACAACTTGATGAACAAATATTATTTTGACCTCGAATTTGGTATGTGATAATCTCTTTTACACTTCGGGTACCACATATACCTTTGCATATACACCTTGCTGTACAGCAAATTGTTCTAGCGTCTTTTGCCTATATGGTGTGAGTGTAAAGAAGTTAACAATAGGAACTTTCCCGTTATATTTGTTTTGATAATACAAGGTGAATTCACCATACTTATTCATTTTTTCACTGTTCACATTCATCATTTGTGTACGATCTATTTCGACTGCGTTTAGAATCCCGTCACTATCACGGTACTTTACATCCGGAATAATCGTTCGTTTCGTGTCATGTACTTTATAACGTATAGGGGCTTCTATCTGCCAATCTTCAGGACAAAACAGATACAACCACGCTTCGTTTCTCATGAGACTATGCGCTAATCGGATTGTAGGTACAACCTTTTCCGTATCATCGAATAGCGCACGTCCTTGTTTATTGAGGTAGTATACATGCTCTTTTTTATAAACAGTACTGTTTACATATGGACTTAAATCTTTTAGAATCCGATTTGCATTCCTTATTCCTCCCATATCGTGAATGGCCATTAAATGTCTTCTGGTGGCGAATTTCAACTTTCTAATCGAGGTCAAAATCATCATCTGACGATTCATTTTGATATGTGTCTGCATATGCATCCTTTTTCACCTCGTATTGTTTTAATACCTCCCACATCTGTTCATTTGAGATATAAGGGACTTGAATTTCAGTTAATCGATCCGTTTTAAAAAGCGCGCGCCCTGGTATGCTTTCAATCGATTCAAGACCATTTTCATCAATGACAACTTGAGCAGCTATTTGAGTTGGTAACCGAAATCCTAATTTTGCATCACTGTTTTGTTTCACTTGACGTGGTAAAGTGTCGCTCGTAGGGTATTGCATACAAAATATCAATCTGAATCCTAGCGCTCCACCAATTCGTGCTATATGAGAAAGCATCTGTTGACAAGCTCCTAATAATTTTTGTTTTTCTTTGCTCATGCTCTTATCTGGACAAAGTTCTGCACCTTCATCCACGATGATAAAATGGCGTTCTCTTATATTTGTTTCTACCACGTTAGTATAATGATATTCTTTCATAAAAAGCATTTTCTCTTCCATCTTTTTCAATACCAGGTTCAATATCTGAAAAGCTTCGATTGGCTTTTCTGCAATCGACTCAATCTGTTTTACACTTTTGTATGGTCCGAACTCTAATCCTCCTTTTAAATCAATAATAAACAAGTGCGTATATTCTGCTTGTGCAGTAATAAGAGATGTCATCACATTCTTTAGAAATACAGTCTTTCCCATACGTGTTAAACCACCTAATGTCATATGTCGTGTTTTATCAAAATCGTGATAAATCAATTGTTCTAAACTTTGCCCGATTGGCACAAGCCATTTTCCAACTTTCATTAAATTTTTCGACCATTCCCACTTCTTCGGTATTTCTTGATCGAATACACGAATGTTCAATCTATAATTGTCATACTGAATTCGAACAGGTTTATTTAACCCTTCACTTACAACATCTTCAACCTTTCGAATAATTTTACTTGGCATACCAACAGGCAACTCATACACGTATGTTGTACTTCTATCATCATGAGTTCGTTTCTTAAATTTTGGATAATGAATCTTATCATCTTTTTTGATTGCAATTCCTGACACTTCAAAAAACACTTGTATCTTCTTTTTATCATCTATTTTCCTTTTAAACCGATTACTTACGAATGCAAAAGTTAAAGCTGTCATCGGGACCCATAGTAATTCCAACATAAACATTTCTCCTTTAGATATCCTATAAGGATATCATCGCACTTTATTGGAAGGGAACAGGACTAGCATTTTTGCTTGTGAGGTCTATTGTCCTCTCTTCCACATCGTATTCCTTCATAGAAACATAACGAGAACATAACGTAGAAGATATAAGAACGAGCCCGTAAGTGTTGTATACATAGTCATACGCGGAAGCCAATGTGGAACACTCTTCCCCATTTTTTCAGCTACACTCATCGCAACTACAGACAAGCCTGTTGCCGTCCAAATAATAACGACTTCTCCTGCAAGTGTCATAGCCATTCCTCCTCGGTCAATTCATCTTTCTCACGAAATTTAATCCCCGATTTGGTAGCTACAATCTGATACCGCTCTATTAAATCTTGCCAATTCAATATATCTTCCTCTTCTCCATATAAATCTTCTTCAATTACTTGTGATAAGCTGAAATATCCTTTGTACTCTTTGTTATCAAATACTTCATGGTTCCTCATATGAGTAAGAATTGATTCCGTTTCTTTTCTGGATCTAGATTCGTTATACATGTGACGTAGTTCTTTTGATGAATATAAATAAGGCGTTGCATTGAGGTAACTATACTGAGAACGCATGTAACCCTCTCCTCTCTTGATATCTACAATGCCATACGGAAGTCCAAGTAGAATTCTTCGTGGGCTTCCGTATGGCAGTAATATAGGTATATGAACCAAAAGGAGGATTATTGCCTGTACACCTGAAATTTATTTTTTAAGAGGACAAAAATGATTTCACTAGAATATACATACTAGGAGGTGGAATAATGCTTCAAAGTAATTTAAAACAAATTGTAGATACAAAAGGCTTGCGATATGGATTTATAGCGAAGAAAGTAGGTATAGCAAACTCAACAATGACTAATTTGCTGCAAGGCGGAACACCGACACTTTTAGTAGCAATTAGAATAGCTAAGGTTCTTGATATGCGTGTTGAAGATATTTGGATTGAAAAAATAAGGAGGATACATAATGAAATTTAAGCTTCGTGTTATTTTATTTTTAGCAACTATTTTTTTAGCAATCATTACCTTTTTCGCATTGAATACTAGAGATGATAATAAAATATCTAAAGATGAATTTAAAAACATCCATCAAGGAATGTCTATCCAGGAAGTTCGAAAAATTATTGGCGGTGATGGAGAAGAAAATAAATTAACTGATACTATTACTGAAATTACATATAAATCAATTGACGGTATAACCAACGGAGAGGTTAAATTTTCATTTAAAGATGATAAATTATTTTCTATTGGAGATTTTGCCTACGCTTCATCTGAAAGTAAAACTTATCAATCTGATCAAAATCAAAACTCAAATAATTCCAATGAAAGTCTTTCCACAACAACACTTCCTACAAATAATAATTTAGAAAAAAGATTAAGGATATTGTAAAATCGAGCATTGGTTCAAAATCATTAACAAATTTAGAAATCAACAAAAATATGGGGACAGCAACTGAAGATGATAAAATTGCTATACTTACTATCCACGCAAGTGATAACCTTACAGATAATATGTTTAATCAAGGAATGTGGATGGACACACAAAAAATCTTAAAAGGTATAGCCAATGAAAAGAAATAAGTGAGATTGCTTTCTTTTGGCAATTTGAAACAGTTGATCCATACGGTACTAAGAAAGTTGATAATGTGATGAAAATAATTTTTAATCGCGAAACAACTGATAAAATTAACTTTAGTAATTTTATCTTTGAAAATATCCCTAAAACAGCGACCACTTATTGGGAGCACCCATCTTTAAAAAAAGAATAAATTCTAGGTGAAACGCAAAAAAAATCCGCCTCCAAAAGGAAACAGACTTTTCACTATACATAGGTAGATTAAAGAACGTATTTAAAATATAAATTACATTCATTTTACAGTCAAGACCCTGTTCTATCTTTCCTTATTATTGCATATATTATTTATACATCTAGAGAATCACCACGTGAGAGGCACCTTCAACTGAGGGAAGGTGCCTTTTTGTTTTTACAGAATATTACGCACTTTAGAAGCATATAATAAACTACTCCTGGCATGATGTCGCTTTTTCTATTTTTGAAGTCATATAACATGATTCTGCTGCATATATATAAAGTGGTTCAAGAGAAACCACAAAAGAACATTCCTCCCATCCAACCAGGAATGTTCTTTTTTGTATACTTACGTCTTATTGTACATAGAATGAATCGTTAATTTTTTCCTTTTTATAGAAGTGCGCCCTGGTCAGGTTCACTTCTTATTACTTCATATACAAATAGCTTTGTATCCGTACAATCAACTATCCCTCAAACCTCACATACTCCCCAGAAACCCATTGATTTCCACCAACGTTGTACCAGCCATTTTGAATGCCCCAAGATTGATAGCGTTCCCCTCGGTACACATTCTTTACAATATCATAATTCGTTCCTGGTCCTGTACGAACACGTAAGACATCCGCTGTAATTGTACAACACCTACACCATTATTAGACGGTTGTGTAGATGGAGCTGTATTAACACCACCGTTATATGCGTTTTGCACCCTTTCAATGAAAGACCCCCAACGCCCTTCTGCTAACATACGATGAGGACAGTACTTTCCGCTCCATGATTGATGCGTACGGACTTTGCTAAGAGGAATATTGTATTGTTTCATTAATTGTGCTACAACGATAGCTGCATTATTTTCTGCTTTATAATATCTATCCCCGCCGCTTAAAGAATAACAGATTTCCACACTAATCGACTTTCTGTTGCCTGAACCATTCCATCTCCACAAGCCCATGCATTCCGTTCTAAAGGTAATCCTTGTACAGCTTCTTTATCGTCTACCGCAATGTGGAATGACACTTCATTATTATTTCGTATCATATAAGCAATTTCATTCTCAGCTGGCGCATCATTATACGTATTGTGAACTGTGATAAATTCTGGATTCATTGTATAAGGGCACTTTGTACCATATTTACTTGAGTCAACTAATTTTTTTCTAATTTCCATTATTGAACATCCCCTTTTTTCTCTTCTTGTTTTTCTTTGCCACCTAAAATTTCAACTGCATTTTTTAAAGCTTGCGGAAGTGGAATGCCCATTCTTCCGGCATTTTCTAAAAGTGAAAGTAACTCATTACCCATAAAGAAAAAAATTGTTGCTTCACGGATTGCACTATTACTTCCTAACGCTGCATCTAATTGCGCCGCTGCCCCAACCAAAAGAAAAAGCACCACCTTTTTGGCGATGCCCTTGAAACCAACTTTACTTTTTAATTCTCCGTTATATCCTGCTGCAATCATGCCAGTTACATAATCAATAACTGCCATTGTCACTAAGATTTTCAATGTTACATCCCATCCTCCAAGAAATAACCACAAAACCCACCGAAAGTGGCAATAAAACTTTTAATAATACATCGATACGATCCACATTCTTTCCTCCTTCTTCAAGATAAAAAAGAGAGACACTTGTCCCTCTTTCACAAATACTTTTATATAAACAACCTAAATCCCACCTTTAAGTATCAAACCAAAAATTGCCATAACTATTGCACTGACAACAATTCGTAAAATCCAAGTGGTATTTAGACTGATTTTTTCTAATTGCTTATTGATGGTAGAAATATCTTTTTCGTTTATCGTTGTACGAGTTTCTAAATTACGAATATCTCGCATGATTTCTTTTTGTTCTGCTTTTAAGCTATCGATTTTTGCATATACATCTTCCAATGCATTCACGTCCTTTTTGAAATCTTAATAAAACAATCTATATATACTATGAGACAACCTTTTTCATAGTGAATGCATGGTAGCCATTTTTATGCCCATTCTGTATGTGGCGCCAAATAAAAACAGCTTATGGCTGCTTCGGTTTCTCACTTATTAAATTTCGAACTACATCTTTTAATGTGGACACATCGTTTGTTAGTGTAGTGATTTGCTCTTTTAGTTGTTTATTTTCTTCTTTAACTACATGTAACTCTTCAGTATTCTGCTTAACCTGCTCCTTTAACGATATGAATTCATCATACAACTGTTGGAACGCTGCAATAAGAATAGAAACAGTATTATATAAATTAATGGCTCGTTTCTCTTTGTCTGTAAATATACCGTCAGTATCATCTGCAATCATACCGAAATACGTTTCAATTTCTTTTGTTGTATATGGTTCTGTTTGTTCCTCTGGTTTGTTCACACGCATTTGATACAGATCATACATGTCGTCTCTGAAATTGTACTGTTTGATAGCTAAACTCATGATTTTATCAAGAGCCGAGAACGAAATGTCTTTTATATTCTCTTTCATATTTCTAGCTGACGTAGGATTAAATGCTTTCGCCCACATTTGACCATTGGCATTTACATTTTCATTCGCTCGTAGTGTTCTTAATTCTATATCTCGCCATTGACCACCAATACCATTCTTTATTTGTAGTCCGTTATCATAACCAGTCACATAACTTGCTCTTATCTTTATATCTGCTAAATTTAAATCGTCATCATTCTCACCAGCTGAAAAATAGATAGATCTAACCCAAGCGCATTTTTTCTTTTGAAATAGAATTCGCCTCTATTATTTGTATAAAAATGCGGTTCTGTGGTCGTCACTATAAACTTGCCGTACCCAGGAGCCCATCCCTCTGAGTTGAAAATAATATCATTCAAATTATCAAAGTATAATCTTCCGGCTGCATATGCATACAGATGTCCACCGTCATTCTGCATTTGAATATATGATGACCATATATTGGTACCTTCTGCATTTTCCCCTTTAGAAATCCCAAATTTCGCATACGCTTTAGAAGGTTGATCGACTCCATTAATTCTTGGCATGACTTGATAAATATAAAACGATCCTGTACCAGCGTATTTTCTATTATCAGAACCAAGGACTAATGAAGGTTGAATACTTCCATCATTTGCTTCCATAAATCCTATATAACCACGCGGCCTATCCGCATCGAAAATCTTCATGTCTTGCTTATTTATTTCAACAAATCTGTTTCCACTTGTTTTAAGTGTTACCCCTTCTAAAACTTTTCCTTTAATATGATTTGCTGTAATGAAACCTACTAAGTTAATTCTGTTCGCATTCAACGTAATGTTTTCTTTGCTCATATTAAATGCTGCAATTACATCGTTTTCTTTTACAGATAGACTAACGCCCTTTTCAGTTAACTGAAGACGGGTTTCCATATCTCTTACATAAGATGATGTGGCAAATTGCCCATTTGCTTGCTCTATTGTGTATACTTCTTTCTTTTTTGCTGCGGCATTGATACCCTCTTCATTTATAGTGAAACGGTTGTCGATCATAGTCATTTTCTGATTAAATTGTTCCGTTGCAAGTTTGTTAGCTAGTTCGCCCAATAAATCTTGTTTATTTTTATCAACTGTTTGCTTCAATTCAGGTATCTTAAACCCTGCAACATAATCCTCTACTTGTTTCAGCTCAACTTTACCTTGCAGTGCTTTCGCAGTATTTTCCCAACCAGCTTTCGCCTCTTGTAATTGTCTTCCTTGTTCTGTCTGCGTATTTTGTATGGAAGAGACATTTTGTTTAATAGTAGTTGCATCTTTTTCTACAGTCGCAACACGCTTATCAAATCCATTTTGATTATTTTCCACTTTCGTTACTGTTTCTTTGATTCCGTCCACACTTTTTACAATCTCTGTTGTTTTCTTAGTAAATTCATCTGTTGTTACCTGTTCCTCAGGCGGTGCTGTCCAATCTTGCGGCTTATTCCCTTTATACAAGGCGACCCATTCCACAATAGATTTCGTAGTACTGCTCGGATAGTTATATAAGCTTAACTTTCGTTCATTTCCACTTGTAGCCACAACAGCTTCGAAGGTTACATACGTTATTCCATTACCATAAACACTTGTTGCATATCCAACATTACTGGACCCTCCATTCTGACAACTTCTAAATTTCTGACCTTGCGGGACACTCCCTTTTATTACAAAGGTATATGCTTCACCCGCACAGAAATTTTCAGTTAGGGAATATTGATTGATTAGATAGTCTATTTTTTCATATTTAACATTTGATTGTAATAAAAGGTTACGTCCACCAGCTTTATCACTATTAACCTTTCTTTCTACACTCGTTAACTTCTCACTGATTTTCCCAGCTTTTTCTTCTATTTCAGTAGTTGTTTTCTTTAGTTCACTTGTTGTTTGTTGCACATCAGAAATAGCCTTTTTTGTACCTTCCGCATTTGATTCGACTGTATTTAATTTATTACTAATTTCAGTATCTTTTTTCGTTAACGATTCAATAGCAGTTTTAAATCCATTAGAATCCTGTTCAAACTGAGTTACTTTCTTATCAATTTCACCTTGTTTATTTTCGATATTAGAAATTGTACGGTTGACACCTTGTAAACTTTCCTTTACTTCGTTGAATTGTCCCGTCGCCTGATTTTGTGCTTCTTGAACTTTTTTATTTAACTCTGTTTTTGTAGACTCAATATCTTTATTAACCTGTTCAATTGTTTCTTTCTTAACAGAGTCAACATCAGGTACAACCGATTCCCAAGCTGCACCTGTCCATATTTTTAAAATACCAGGCTTTCCATTACTCATATCACGCCAAAGCGTTTTATTAGGTTTCAGCCCTGTTGTTGGCGAATTCTTAGCTTCTATAATTTCAACAGTATTATTTTTAATATTCTCTTGTACCTTTTCAGCAAGTGTTTTCGCTGCTTCTGATTCTTTCTTAGCGCTACTTGCTGTTTCATTCGCTTCTTTCACCAATTTATCTAGCTGATCCAGCATTTCTTGTTTTTCACCGAATTTACTAAGGATTCGATTGTAAATCTTTCGTAATTCCTCGTTCGGATCCGTAATTTCACGATAATCACCAAACACATATTTATCTTGTGTAGGATCCGTAAAAGATTCATCACCGGCAATTACACGTGCTTCCAGGTATAACTTAGGTGTGAAGCCCGTATCTTTAATTCGAATCGTATCGCCCTCGTTAATGAGTTCATGTGCTAGTCCGAAAATACGTCCTATCGATTGCGCTTCAACTTCATATGCGACTGAAGAATTGACACGTTTTTTTAATTCTATTTCCATTAACGTCATTAAACGTTCTGGCGTCATATTTAACTCTTCTGTTTCTGGCGTATAAAAACCAAACTTATGCTTACCACGTTCGTTCCATCGTTGAAATGCATCATTATCAACAATATACGGAAGTCCTCTGTTGATACTTTCGATGGTAATTACATTGTCGCCTTCACCTTTCACAAATCCAACTAGTGCTGTACAAATATCTCTTGAATGTTCAATACGTGTAACGCCTATCAAATCTTTTCCGAGCTCTATTTCTTTGCCTGTGTCTCGGCCACGCCTTTGAATCATATCAACATACCATCCAATTATTTGTGAACCTTGAACCTCAACACGGTACTGAATTTCTAATTTGAATAAAGAAGCTATTTTCCTTAAAAATGTTAGGGGATCCATAAATTCATCAATGGTCATCGTATGGAATCCTGCATAATCCGTTTTCCCACGTTTCCATTTCATGCCTACTAGGGCCATATCAATATATTTGTTTACCGTTTCCCCTTCTATTCTTTGCGGTTTTATAATACCTGACTTAGCAATTTGAACCCAAGCTCCTGAAGCATATGTGGTAATGGATCGGTTGTCTGAATTCTTTTCTGTTTCTCTAATAACATATGGTACAATTCTTCCGTCACGAACTTCTTTTAGAACAAGGTTTTGTTGTAGTGTAGCCGAATGAGTTGTTCCATCAAAAACAGTAAAATCCAACATATCAACATTGTTTTTTGATTTCCCACTGCCTTTTATCATCCCAATAGTCCTGCGGCTGAATAGCTGCAACGATTTGATCTGTTTTAAAATCCACAACATGCAAAATGCCGCTTGGTGTTCTCATCTATATCTCTCCCTATAATTAACGGTTGCTTTAACGTCTGGTGGCATGATATCGATACGATTCTCACCACGTATTACAGTTGGAAAATTACTAAAAATGTCTTTTAAATGAATCGCATTTTTACCGTTAATGGTTACAAGACTTTTTTCTGTATCAATTATAATCTTGTCTCCCGTATCAAAAATGTAAGGCGGATTATTTTGAGTATTTAAATTTACTTTCCAGAATTTCAAATCTGAAACGGTCATTGCTTCTGCTGGCGGCACATCTTGCCATTGCATAATGCTAATCTGGATTTGTGCTGCTTTTTCCATATGATATTTATTTTCATCTGTCCACCGCACAAATCGTTCTGAATCATCTTTTTCCGTCCCCGGAAGAAATTTCGAAATATACGCTTCCCATACATTTCCCGTTCTAGCTATCCACAATCGCCCTTGATATTGGTTCCAAGTGTTCGGATAATCACCACTCTCATAAATCAAACCTATTTTTCCCGGCTTATTATCATATCCAATTACCATTGTTCCGAAATTTTTGTTCAGCTTGCCAAAATACATCAGTCATAGCTATTTTCGAAAGCACTTTACTGTTTTCATCTAATATCGCTATTTCCACTCGGCCCATCTCATTGATTCGTTTACTTTTACATGTAACATAAGCCTGCATAATAAAGTCTTGTACGGGCCCATTAGGTATATTTTTTTTAACAGCTGCACCATTCCACCCTTTCCCTGACCCTGTACCATAATTAGAACAATAAAATTGATAACCGTCTGATTTCATTTCACCGACTGGGTTGCCATCTTCCATCGAACTGACTTTACTCCAACCTACAGTAGTAGCCATTTCATCCCATATCAGCCTTTGATTTCCTTCAACAGGTAGTTGTTCGGTTTTCAAAGGATAACCGATTCTGAAATAGTCACGATTATATGGATACTCTCCAAACCATACATCTAAAAATGCACTCGGTTTCTTGGCCTCAATCTCAATAATTGGAGGCGCTTCTATATTACCTTGATTGACGAAAGAAGTAGTGATTTCAGTGGACCAGTTTTGAGTGAATGTATGCGTATTTTGTTTACCTAGTTTATACGGCATTGGACAAACAAAAGTAATAACTCCTCTACCTCTATTGACTATTTCATCCAAATCGACAGAACCATCAATTAATGCTAAATAAGTCCTGTCTAACTCATCATCAAAAATAAGTTCAGCTGGTTGCTCCGTATATAACCAATCTGCCAAATCTTCTTTTACCTTTTGTAAATCAGCCATATCTTTTTTCGCTTTAATCACAAGAGGAACATCAATACGTCGTTCCTCCGTTTCTGTATGAAGAAAAAGAGCCCTGCACGATGAGGGACTCTTACCAATCTTCTTTTTATCGGAGCCCATGAAGGGCGCTTTCTTCCAACTAGCATTTGAATATAATCTTTTCTGATTTTATTAAAAGTAAAACCGAGTTTCCCCAACTTGCTCACCACCCTTAAAATTCCGCCCTTCTTTTTTGGTCACGATTTTGAAGCTTTGTCGTATATGCGTAACTTCCGTTCGCTAATTCTTTTCCATCTAAAACGTTTGTCATATTTACCGTTACATTCAGTTCTTGTTCTCTACCTGATCTATCCGAGAACATAGTTTTTGCTGTAGGTGAATTGTTATAAGGTGATTGTAATTGCGTATACCCAGTAAAATCACCCAATGTATGATGCGGGATACTGTAATACGAAGTTTGGAATCCAAAATCAAATACAGATGGCATATTATTCATCTGTTTTTTGACAGTTCCAACTACATTTTTAGCTGCATCAAGGGCGAATCGTTTCCCCTTATCCATACCAACGCCAACACCTTCTGGTACTGCGCTACCAACTGGAATCATCACTTTAGATGGACTGTTAATTTCTAACGCTCCAGAAATAGTCTTTTTAATCTCTCCAGCAATGCCTTTCGCCTTACTATATAAACCACCTGTTGCATCATCCAAACCTTTTTCAAGTCCTTCTATAATGGATTTACCGATGGAACGTAGATTTATCGTGCTAAAGAATTTTTCAACTGTATTCCACTTATCTTCAATATCGCTCTTTATCTCCCGCATTTTATCAGTAACAGCTTTTTTCTGTTCTTCAAATTTCCTTGAAACTGTATTTTTATATCATCCACTGTATTACTTGCTGAAGTTTTGGTTTCTTCCCACCATTTTGTTATACCTGACCAGGTTTCTTGCATTTTTCGAACCACATCATCTTTCATGACTTGGTATTTGGATTTTATCTGACCCGTTTCCCAATCCACTTGATTTGCATGTTCCCCAGCTTGGGATTTTGCTTCACTCACAATTTCCTTATGCTTATCTCGTGCTGTTGAAACAGTGCTATTATATTGACGATTCGCTTCTGCAATAGCTGCATCTGCTTCTTCTTTATTAAGTGTTCCTGACTCATCCCGTAGACGTATCGCATATGCGATTTTATCATCTCGAGTCTTTTTCGCATCTTCAATAACCTTATCTCTTGCTTTGGCACTATTTTCAACAACTTCTGCTGCTTGTCTAGCTGTAATTTCACTAGCTTGTACTCGCATATTCTCATAAATAACTTTTTGTTCCATTTGATTTTTAGACATATGTTGGATAGCTGTCCTATCCATTTCGTCTTGTAAGGCTTGTAAAGAAATCCTTTCAGATGTAGTAAATTCACGTTTTTCATTTGTTGCAGTTTGAATAATTTCTTTAATTTTGTTTTCTTTTTCTTGTGTTTTTAACTTTTCTTGTTCGTAATGTTGATTCATTTGTTCAATCCGCTTGTTTTCTTCTTCAGCAGTTAATACATAAGAATCCGCAAAGAACTTTTTAAGTCCCTCAACTTCTTTTTGTTGTCTTGCATTTGTTTTTTTCTATAATCGTGTTACCTAATTTGTCATATTGACCTATTAACTTCTGCGACTGCTCTTCTGTTATCACTTCATGGTTCAATCTAATTTCAGTTAACTTTTGTCTAATGCCATCAGACAGCTTGAAATACTCACCTAGAACTTTCTTTTTGGAAGAACTTACTTTCCCCTCTGTATTCGTAGCAAAACGATCTACCGAAGCAATACTGTCCTCTGTTGCTTTTTGATATCCTTTATATGCTAATACCCCAACACCAACAGCGGCAGCTACTACACCTAAAGCAATTGCTATTGGTCCCAATGCTGCGGCTAATAATCCAGCAACTCCACCTGCTATTCCTAAAGATGTTGCTAAAGTCCCTAATGCAACCCCTAAAGCGCCAATCCCTGAAACCACCATTCCAACTGCCGCTAGAACTACTCCAATAACCGTTGCAATAGCCGTTAAAGCAAGAACAATACCACCTGTAATTGCGATTGCCTTTTGTATTGGTCCAGGCAGTGCATTGAAACCATCCACAAGTTTCTGTAATCCAGCGACAAAAGCACTTACCACAGGAGCGAGTGCATCACCAATTGTTTTTTTCATTGTGTCAAACGCTCCACTTAATTGTTCGATACGACCTTTCAAAGTGTTCATTTTCGTATTAGCGGTCTCTAAAGCAGTAACTTTGGACATCTCGGTATACATTTTATTTACACCTTGTGATCCTTCATTAAACAGAATCGTTGCACCACGAACTGCGTCCGATCCGAATAATGTTTCTAAAGCCATACTTCGTTGCTGGTCTGTTAAACCTTTCATGGATTCGTGAAGAATTCCAGATATATTTTCTAGACTTTGGATGTGCCCTTCTTGATCATAAAATTTAGAAGATAAGAAAGCCGAACTAGTTGCTAATTCACGAAATGTAGTATCGCACTTATCATTCCATTTCTTTACGCCTTCCGTCTTCATTACATAACTCTCTAATGCGACTTCAATATCTCCCACACTTCTAGATGCTGGCGTGATTCCGTTTTTAACCAAGAAATCAAATCCAGCCTGCGCATTATAAGTGATAAGACCTAAATCTGCCATCTTGTTATACGCTTCTTTAGTTGAAGGATTTAACCTCATGAGCATCGTTTTTAATGAAGTACCTGCATCAGAACCTTTTAACCCATTCTGTGCAAAAACTGCTAAAGCTGTTGATGTATCTTTAAATGTCATACCTGCCCCAGCAGCAACTGCTGCAGAGGCTGACAGTCCATATTTTAATTCGTGTACATCAGTGGCTGAAGCGTTAGCGGCTCCTGCGAGTAAGTTAGCTGCATCTGTAACACTTAAGCCATCCTTTTTAAATGCATTTAAGGCGGTTGAAGCAATTTCAGCAGCTTCGCCTAACTCTAATTCTCCTGCGGCCGCTAAGTTTAATGCCCCTTCTAATCCACCATTGATAATGTCCTTTAAACTAACACCAGCTTTTATTAATTCTTCAATCCCTTTGCCGGCTTCAACAGAAGAATATTTTGTATCTTCCCCATATTTAACAGCTAATTCGGAGAGTTTGCTCATTTCTTGTCCAGTCGCACCTGATACGGCTTTTATGTTAGCCATCTGCTGTTCGAAGTTCATAGATTCTTCCACAGCTGATTTTAGGCCTCGACCAATTGCATAAGTCATTCCACCAAACACCATACCGATTTGCATTCCTGCATTTTGCAAATGGTTACCTAATGTCTCCATACGATTACCAAAATTCAATAAACGATTACCTTGTTGCTCTAATTCACGATTTGACTGCTGTAACCCAGTTTCAAATCGATTAAGTTCAGCTGTAGCACGATGAATTTGTTCAGCATAATGTTGTGCCGATTGACTCGCTTCGCCTTCTTCAGTTTTTGCACGATTATAGGCTTGTTGAAGTTCCCTAATCTTTTCTTTCTGCTTATCCACCATGCGAGTGAGAACATCAATTTTTGCCCGTGTTTGCTCTGTTGCATTAGAGAAACCGCCCATACCTGTTGTAATAGACTGAAATTCAGCCTGTAAGGATTTCAAAGAATTATTTAACTTATCCATCCCTTTTTGTTCAGCTTGACGGTTTACTTGTTTTAATTCATTTTCGAATCTATTTAAATCAGCGACCGCCTTATTAACCTGTGAAGCGTATCGTTGAGTTGCTGCATCATTTTCACCCAACTTAGCCTTATTTTGATCATAAGCTTGGCGTAATGCTCTAACTTTTTCTTTTTGTGCTTCAATCAACCTATTAAGTGCATCTGTTTTAGCGCGTGTTTGCTCACTAGCGTTAGCGAAGCCACTCATACCAGTGCTGATTGATTTCAATTCGTTCTGCAATGTTCTTACGGCACGTCCTGCATTTGCTATACCTTGACGAAAATTCACATTATCAAGGGACAGCCTAACGACTAAATTATTCATTTCATTCGCCATCATCTTCCCCCTCTTTAGATAATGTTTTCTGCCGGAACTTCAATTTCATTCGAATTCTGATTTTGACTATTCGATTTACCTTGTTCACGCTGTTTCTGATTCAACCTTAAATAATGCCAAATATCCATTTCGTTATCAATGTGATGATGTTTATATCCCTGACGTAATAAAGAGAGGTAGAGCTCGTCCATAAACTCACTGAACGTTAGCCCTCCCCCCTCTACGTGTTTGGGTTTTCTTCTTCTCCAGTTCCAGGTGTACCACCAGCTGCATCCACAGTTTCATTGATAATTGCATTAATTACATCTGAAGTTGTTGATAAGAATTTACGGGCATCTACACCATCCCAATATTGATCCAAAGTGAATTGTTCATCATAAACATTTACTACAAATTTCACCATTTTATCCATATCCTCTGGACCAGGATTATTTGGAATATCGGCTAGTTCAGGAGCCTGACGGATTAGGCGAGCTGGAATGAACTCCGGTAAATTAAAAGTTTTATTTTCCTTATTGATTCGTAAAGTTAATTTCATAGTTATTCCTCCTTGTTAATAAAAAAGAGAGAGCTTTTGCTCCCTCTTACTTTCCTGCTGGCGGCGTTACTGGTTTTTCATATACCTTACTAAACCAATTATCCCCTACCGTTTTTGTAAATGTAGGTTCATCTGCATCAGCTGTAAATTTTGGTCTATCATCAAAATCACGCTCAATAAAAGTTCCTTTTAGTTTGGTTGTTTGGAAGTTTGGCTTATCCTTCTTAGTTTCACCCTCTTCTTCCTCTTGTGAAAGCTTTCCTTTAAGTAGCCAAACATAACGATACTTATTATTTGCCTTTAAAAAACGGTATCCAATTGCTAGATAGGGCTTTTCACCCTCACGTTTTTCGTCTAATACGCCATCTTTAACTTCTGGATATCCTTCAATGTCTGCTTTAGTTGAAAGCGAAATACTACGAAGTTCGATTTCAACCTCAATTTCACCGTCAGACTCTGCAATTTCTGATTTCTTATTATCGCTCCACATAATCTCAGAAGATACCTTTTTAGATGTTTTAACCTTTACAGCACCTTCCATTTTCTTTACCGTTGCATATTCCACACCTGTCGCATTATCTTTTGTTAGTTTTGCATAAACAAGACTATCAACACCGACAGTCGAACTAATTGTAATAATTTCTCCAGCCATTTATAACTCCACTCCTTTCGCGAATCGCATCGCGTAATGAAAAATTTGTGTATCATCTTCATATAAATCAGCAACTGCATAACGTGAGAAACCAATACTTTTCATGATTTCATTCACTTTTTGATGGATTGCTGTTGTACTGCCTTTCGACCAAATATCGATTTGGAATGTAATTTCACTTTCACTTTCCTCGTTATCTGCAAAACTATCTGGCCTATTGTCTAATTCAAAAAACGTAATACGCGGAAACTCTTCAGCGTTTTTGGCTTTACGATAATAAACACGTTTTCCACCTAATAAAGAAACAAGCCCCTGATTATTTTCAAGAGCTTGCACAATTTCGGGTCGTAAATTTATCATAGATTCAACCTCATTTCATTCTTCAAAATGTCTGTCATAGCACGAATTGCCGCTTCTTTTGAAGAATTAAATCCTGGTTCTATAAATGGTTGAGCTGGCATTTTAGATGTTCCCCATTCTAAGAATTTCCCATAAAAGAATGGAGAACGATCTGCTTTATCTATCCCGATTTTAATAGTTTTTATGCCGCCTTCCATTTTAGCTTTTGTAACTCGTATATTATCAGCCAAATGTTGTCCTGTACGCCACGGTTCACTTTTTGTTGCTCTTTTAGGACTATCACTTCTTGGCGCTATTTCGGAAATAGCTTTTCGAATAGGTTCTCCACCTGCTGCAAGAGCTTTATCTTCAATCTTTTCCCCACGTAGACCCATTTGCTCTAATTCAGATATCAAACGATCAAAGCCTAAAAAATCTACACCATCAGCCATTCATTCCACCACGCTTCCACATGATTGATAAGGTGTGTTTTTCAGTTGGAATAACTGAAATAATGTCATATATTACGTTCTTATACTTAATCTTCATATCAGCATTTACATCAGCGCGATATCGGATTTCCGTTTCACCTTGGATTTCGCTATTAGCTGCGGCTGCTTCAAAGTATTTTTTTCCTTTTAAAAAAATAAAAGAACCCCATACAGTAAAAGAATCTTTATAATTTTCTATCGGGTCACCGTCTGGGCTCTTTGCTTCATTGTCTTTCACTTGAAATGTAAGACGTTTATCTAATTTACTCGGATTCACTTGAATCACCACCACAATATTGCAACTGAACTAATATCGATTGCAAACTAAATGCTAATTGTTCAGCTTTCCCAACCGCTTCACGGTTTTCATGCCAATGAGCAATTAAAATACGAGCTGCTAATTTAGCAAGCTCGCTTTTCAAGTCCACTTTTTTACTTGTAGCATTTTTAATATATATTTCAGCTGCTATTACGAAAGATGTAATGAGATCGTCCTCCTCATCACCATCCACACGAAGATACTTTTTCGCTTCCTCTAATGTTAGTACCAAGAAGGACACCTCCTACCTTATTAAGCTCCTGTTTTAGCTGCAACCGTAATTTGTCCATACACGACTGCCTCTTGATCCCAAAGCGTAACGTCTTCACGTTCAATTGCACGGAACTCAGAAGTATTTGATCTCCATGCATTTCCACCTTCTTTAGTCATATCAATAGATAATTGTTTTCTATCCCAAAGAACAACCGCTTCTTTCAAATCACCAACGATAAATGGTGCTTTTCCGTCTTTATCTGTAGCAATTGTCTTATTAGATAAAACAATAACTGGCTTTCCTGACAGTAACTTACGAGTTGGATTTGTTGGATCTGGTTGAAGAAGTGGACGACCATCCTTATCCTCTAATTGATCTAAGTAATTGAACCCATCTTGGTTTGTAATAATGTTTGCTACAGCTGAGAAAGCTGGATCTAATGTGACATTTAATGCAGTTTTAATGCCTTTATAATCCTTTAAATCAACTTTTGTTAATTTGTTGATTTCTTGTAAAATTAAATAATTACGAGTTGCAATAGATTTCTTCGCAATCCACTGACGTAAATAAGCTTCTAGCGCTTGATCCGTATCATTTAATAAATCATTTGGTACAGGTAGAAATCCTGCATAATCCTCAATAACATACGGTAAACGATCAAATTGTGGTGAAGCAATTTCTTGCATTGCATTTGGGTTTCCATATTCAGATAATGGAGCGAAAGGTGTAGATGCTGCACGTTTTTCTAATGTGCGAGCTCCCTTATTCGTTGAAACAGGTTGCACATTTACATATTGTTCCAAATTATCAACCGTCTGTTTTAATTGGTTAATAGTTGTGGTAATATCTTCCGGAACAATATAACCGCCATCTTTGCCTGTATTCTCAGATAGTGCTGCTTTGTATTCCTGCATAACGCTTGCTTCTTCATGACTTAAACTTTGACCACGTATTGCTTTCATAAATACTTCTTTATACGATGTATCTTCATTTTGGACTGATGTTGGAGGTAACGCTCCTGTTTGTGAGTTAACAGGTTCAGGAACTTGAATTTGTTTCATTACTAGATAGTTATCTAATTCTTTTTTCGCGTTTTTCGCTTCTTCGATTTTCGCCTTTGCATCTTCATATTTACCGCTGTTATTAAATTCCTCAGCTTTCGCTTTTAAATCAGCTACTCTTTGACGTAATTCTTGTTCATGTTTATCCATTCAGTATTTCCTCCTTGTTTTGGCACAAAAAATAGACCTATAGTTCTAACAGGTCTAGTGCGTTTTGTATTTTTAATTGTTCATTAAGGTCCTTCTTAGGAAGAGAAGGCAATTTTGCTACTACTTTACTAGGTGTTTTCTGATATTTATCAAAGTAATCACTACTACAAGCTGCGACTTCTTTTGCTTCCACAACTTCAATATTGAAGTATTTTTCAGCTTCTTCACCACTTAACCAGGTCTCAGCATCTACTAATTGTTGAATTTCTTCAATTTCAATGCCTTCTTTTAAGTTTTCCTTATATACATTCATAATCCCGGACTCAATGTTATCCAGGTCTTCTGCTGCTTTTCGGAAATCAATTGCATTTCCAGCTGCATATGTCCAAGGCTTATGAATCATTAAGAAAGCATTAGAAGGGACAACAACACGATCACCAGCCAAGGCGATTACGGAAGCAATAGAAGCTGCAACACCATCTACATAAACAGTTTTTTGAGCCTTATTACGCTTTAACATGTTATAAATGGCTAAACCAGCAAATACAGAGCCACCGCCACTATTTACATAGATATTAAGGTTACTTTTATCATCCAATTGCCCCAAAATATTTTTCACATCATCAGGCATAATGTCAGAATCATCCCATTTCCAACCTGTATTATTTATGATGTCACCATAGATAAATAGGTCAGCTGACGATTCCGTTTGATCTTTAATAGTGAATACGTCTTTAATTGTCCTCACCTCCTTTCAGCGACAAGCCTCCATTAGCTTTCGCTAATTGGTATTCATCCGCAATCTCAATGGATACATGATTTAAATCGACACGATGTTTATCACCATATTCTCCAATTCCATCTATATCTTCAAGCTCTAATACTTTATTGATTGAGAAAGCACCAGCATCTAACATAATCTTATAAAATTCCGCTCTAGATTTAGAATCAGCGCGAAGTAGACTTGTTAGATTAAATTTCAAATAATAACGCTTTTGTTCATTAAATGAAAATGTTTTATAAGAAAATTCTTCTTCATACTGAATAAGAATTGGACTCAATGTATTTTGTATAAAATCCAATGCCTGTTGCTCAATATTGGAGAATGTAGCACGATCCAGCTCATTAATCATGTGCAAAGGAATGTTGAATATATTAGCAATCTCTCCTTTATCGAATTTCATACCTTCAATAAATTGAGCATCTTTTAAAGGCATTCCAACTTTCTCAAATTCTAAACCAGCATCCAAAATCGCTATTCTTTGAGCATTATTTAACCCTGTATTCGCTTCTTCCCAAGCATCACGAAGTACGTCCTTCGCTTCTTTTCCAAGAGCCTGTTGTGTTTTTAATATCCCGCTATGCGCTGCCCCATTTGTAAAGAATTTACCTTTGAACTTTTGCGCCGCTTGCGAGCTACCAATAGACTCCCTTGCAATCTGAATAGGTGGTTTTCCCTTCAACCCGTCCGTAGACAAAGTAGTAAGATGAATAATGTCATCATCAGGTATTTTTATAGGTGTGCCATCTGGTAAATTCGTAAAATACCATAACTTATTATTCTTTAAGTCCACTATTGGAGTTGTGACAGCCGGGTTTAATACCCACAATTCTTTCGGTCTGCCATCCACACCCCAATGAATATTGATATAAGCATTTCCCCATGTATTCCGGTGCGTTTCGATTAAATGCTTGAATTTAAATGGGCTTTGATAAGGGTTCGGTCTTCTTTCCAAAACAAATGACACTTGATGCACCTTATCTCGTTCTCTTCCTTTTGATGTCTTTCTAAAAACTTGAAAAGGAAGCATTGCAACACTGTTTGCAAGGATATTAATACACCGGTAAACTGTTGGAACACTTAAAGATGACTCAACTGTTACTTTTTCACCGCTTGCGGCTTGATAACCAAACAGACTTTTAAACCAGGGAGCCGGATTTCTTAAATCTGTTGTATCCTGGTTTTTAAATAACTGCCGAAAAATCAAAAATTCCACCTCCTTTCTATCTTCTGATCATTATCACCCCCAGTATTGTGAGAATAATACCCAACAAATACCATCCGTAAATTGGATTAACAAAAAAGTTCGTCCCTATAATAATGGACAACCCTGAAATGAATAAAATATCATCTAAAATACTAAAAAAGCACCTTAAAAACCGCATGTAATTCCTCCTAGAATGAGAAATTTTGACTTAATATATATGAATTCAAATCCATTTCACTAGAATTGAGCATGCATCGGACGTGTGAATTCATTATAGCTGCTATTGGGTCAATTCTCTTCGTTGACTTTGACTTGTCCAACATGATATTTTCGTTAGCATCTTGCTTAGTAACAGCATTTCCGATTGCCCAATCAAGTACTGGATTGTTATTATGAATAATTTTATTTTGATACACTTGTTCACGAAAATCTTTCGTTGGTCCTGATAAAGTAGCCATACCTTGCCTTATCTCAACTACAACGTATCCTTCCGATTCAAAGTCTTGCATAAACTGTGTTGCATTCCAAGGATCAACACATATTTCCTTTATTTTAAAATCATTATCTGATTCCATCTCTTTTATATACTCTTTAACAAAATTATAGTCTACTACTGAACCCGGTGTTACAGTAATCCAACCCTGCTTCGCCCAAATATCATATGGTACTTTATCTGTTTTCATTTTCTCGAATAAAGTATCCTCTGGTATAAAACTATGACTAATTACGATGTATTTTTCATCTTTCTTGAATTCAAAATCCACACTAGTTAAGTCAATTTTCGCTGATAAATCGGCTCCTACTGTACATTCCATACCTTTCAATTCAGATAACTCAATTACTTCATCACACTTATTCCATCTGGACATATCCATATATCCATTTTCTTTTCTGTTAACCCATATATTCATACGTTTTGTTAAAAAAGAGCGCATTTTTTCAGGGTTATCAAGAGCAACTTTCAAGTCACTGCGGAGCTTTTTCATCCCAACTTCATAAGTTGCTACAATCGGATTGGCTTTTATCCAGTTAGTTTCATCCTTAATATCATCATCTTTATCAAGTTCACAAATAACAACAAAATACTCATCATTTTCCACACCTAAATCGTTTGGATCTAATATCCTTGAACAGTATTTATATTCCTTGTAACAAGGCCCATTGATGTTAAACCCTGCTGTGGTAATAATGAACATCAGTGTATTCTCACGCGCACCCATCCCAGAATCAATTACATCGTAAATCTCACTAGTATCATGAGCATGATATTCATCAACGATACCAAGCGATGGGTTTGTACCATCACCAGTCTTTTTTGCTTCTTTAGAAAGTGGTGTTATTGTTGAACCACTTTTTATATGCGTGATTTTTCCATAAGAATCCTTATATTTTTTGGATAACATATCGCATGCGCCTAGTTGCTTTAAAATATCGTTATAAACAAGGCTTGATTGTTGTCTATCCCAACCAGCTATGTAACACTCTTCTTGTTGGTCAGATAAAAACGTGATATAAGAAGCGATAAGGGCCAAAAATTGTGATTTTGCATTTTTTCTTGCAAGTTCAATAAATACACGTAGAAAACGTCTATTATTTGTAGCTTTAATAAGAAAACAAAATATATTAGCTGCTACGAATAGCTGAAAATCGGTTAATTCTATATATTGACCTGCTAATACACCTTTAAAATGTTTAAATTGCTTGCACCATTCATAAAAATCATATAACGGTTCAATATCAAAATAGAATGGACACTCTGCCTCTTGTGTACGTTCTAAATCCCTTAAAAAACGTTCGCAAGCCCATTTATGTTTCTTACAAGCCAATATGCTACCATCCGAAATGTCATAAACATATTGCATTAATCTTTCTTCTATCCTCATACCCTATCACCAAATCGCTTTTCAGCATTGGTTTTTGGTTTATCATCACCCTTTGGTTTCGCTAAAGATGCCCTAGAACTTGGCGTTAATCCAAATTCAATTGCTAACGACTTCATTTGTTCATGCAATTGTTTCTTTTTAGTTAATAAAGGGTGCGGTACTTTATTGGTTTCAGCTGCTTTATTTGTGTACTCTACCATTAACCCTTCTTCACTAATAATTTTTGTACATTCAACATAATCAGAGTAGGCGTCACAATAAGCCGCCAAAGCATTAATATCTACATTTGTAATAAGATCTAATTCCATTAATTCTTTAGAAATACGATTGAATTCTTTTTTAGCTACTGCATTTAACCAAGTTGGAGCTTTTATTCTATTCGTTTTCGGTTGAATACTTTGCTCAGCCTTCACTCGTTGTTCTATTTCCTGTTTAGTTAATCGGTTTTTATTACCTTCAAGTATTTGCAAATGAATTGGCTTCGCTTTTCGTCCTATGTGAACCACCTCCTTTAGTTGAACCCCCTTTTATGAAATAAAACGAATTTTTTGCACGGAAAGCTAGGCGGCGGTCTCCAAGGAACCGCCTTTTACTTTTTTTACACCGGGGGTGTTTTTTGTCCGTTTTCAAGACAAATTTATCCGTGTTTTTATATAGATTCAATGTTATCCTTATATTTGTAACTTGTAAGTTACATGCAGTTTCCCTAAACAAGTATCCTGGAGGCCCTAGACTCATTCTAGGGCCTTTTCCCGTTTATCTAGCATGATATACTGGTACGCTTGCTTCCCTTTCTTTTTAGTTATCTTCTGTATTTCTTCTCGTCTTCTTTTGTTTTCTTGTTATGACAAGCATGACAAAGTGTTTGTAAATTATTTGAATCTAACCGCCTTAGCCAATCCACAAGCAACGGAATGGCATGATCTACTACATCTCCTATCTTAATAATGCCCTTCCTTCTACACTGAACACATAATCCATAATCTCTACGATAAACAAACTCACGCATAACTCTCCATGGTTTGGAATTATAGAATGAACGTGAGCTTTTGTTTCGAATATGTTTGTCATAATATCTTACGGTTTCTTTTTCCTTTGCGATATGTTTAGCACAATACTTATCCCGTGTTAGTTCATTGCAACCTAAGGACTTACACGGCTTAAATGGTTTACTTGGCACCTGCCATCCTCTTCCTCAATCATTGCATCTCATCCTCAACAGCAAGATTCTTTTTATTAATCCGTTCATGCACTTGATTATAGCCAATTGACACTTACGAATTTTATCATTCACATATGCAGCAACATGCTCATGGCCACAATGAGGACACGTGAAGTAACACTTCTCAATACGATTACAAATCTGCGCTACGTGTGGTTGCATCTCATAAGTTTCATTACAGCTAAAACAATAAACTTGTATCTCCCCTCACTCCTTGTCCTTCAGAAATTCATCCACCGTTTTACTTAACACACTAATCATTGCTTCTCTGCATTGCTTTGGTGTCATATCATCACTTATTTCATTATGCAAAAATACGGCTTTTTCTAATTTCTGTGGATGAATATGTTCCTTGACTAATTCCAACCCCAGAATGTTATTAATTAACTTACCAATAATAACGGTTTGTTCTTGTTTATTTAGTATCATTTGTTCTCACTCCTCTTCAAAAATAAAGTATCCATATGGATACTTTCACTCTAAATCCTTATTTATTTTTTCAATTCTAAATACTGAAGGTATATGAGGTTGCATTCTTATATTAGACTCTTCAATCGCTACTATATACCGCGGATTTAAAGCTACTTGCATTTCGTTTCCTGTTTCCACATCTATATGAGGTAACGCAACAAAAGTATTAAGAAATTCTCCCTCACCATTTACAAGTGTCTTTCCAATGAGGGAACCAAGCTGAATCGATACAATATATTCTTTCCCATTTGATAAAATAATTTTAGACAAACTGTCCATCCGTATCCCACTCCTTACTTTGTCAAAATAACCAATTTATCATATATTTTCTATATACTTTATATGCCCATTTTTCATATCTATGCCTCTTTCTATAAAAGTACATATGGACGTAAAAAGAGAGCAACCAAGGGAATGGCTGCTCTGGCATCATTTATATAGAAAGGAAGGTCTTTGGAAAAGCACTATCAATAAGTGTTGTCCGATGCTTCATTATATGCTTATTCTTAGAAAAAAGTTCTAGACAACACATTATTTTTGGTTTTAAAAACCATTTTTCTGCATATACTAAAAATGGTTGGAAAACTGACACTGTCTACTGTTTATTTCAGACCCTTAACTTAGTAAGCAGTTACAATCCATCTGTTTTCCTCCAACATTTCTTTCAGAAGGGTGAAGAATGCGAATGGGTATCCCTTATCCCAAAATTAACCTACCACACATCTATATCTTTGCATTCTTCATTCCTTCATACATCTCTTACCGCCTCCATCCATCACCCCATTATAAATCCTATAAAAAAGAGCACCTCAATAATAAAAGTGCTCTCTTCTAGTACAACTTGTACTGCATGTACTTATTATTAAAAAATTACCCTAAAAACTTAATCTAACATTATGTATTATTTAGCCCCTCTTTCAACCGCTAAGCATATATGTTTAACTTTCCCGGTTATACATTCATGTCTAAAACTTAGCAGCTGAAAGAAGAGCAAAAGCTCTTCCGAATTACAATGGATGCCCGCAAATCTACTTATACATATATTGTAAAAGTGGTTTCCGCCATCATTTACCTAATTTAAAATACCATACAATCCTATATTCAACTATCTATTTTTTATCCTTTATTAAAGGACATTTTTATCTCCTCGCTACGAGCCCTGCATGTTAAAATACATATACCCTAATTAAATTTCTGCGAGGACGTAAAACTCACTTGTCCTCCTACTCACTTCCAGAGCTACATGACTTGTCTTATACAGACCATGCAGCTCTCTTTTTTATAGCAAGCTATAGACTTATCTTGCACATTAGCATTGTGTAAGAACATACGAAAAAACTATAATTCTCCAATAACTTCATCCCTATTTTTTCTTTTCCTCTTTACATATAAAAATAACGATTACATTCCTATCACCGTTATTTAAATTTCATAATATAATACTATGAATATAAATTACTTTCAAAGGATGAATAACTATGAAATTCAAAAAATTGCTCTTAACTGTCTTATGTTTCTCATTATTCCTAATTATACCCTCGATTAGTGTGAGCGCTCAAAAAGGACAACCTATCATTTCTGATAAAAATACAACGAATCCCTCTGTCTCTACCTCTCCTTTCTTTCCATCCACCCTTCCGGGTTTCCTAAAACTGCACACACCATCACCGGCGAATCTTCCTCAACAACTTATCATCGTCCAAACTTCCGGCAACTATAATCAACAAGAAGCCACCAATATGATACAGCGTATTAGCAACATTGATAGCAAAACTCTATATGCTCTTTACCATAAAAATATTCGTATTAAACTCATTAACTTTCCAATCACTTATTTACCCGAATATTCTTATTTAAGAGGACAAATCCCTAGAGGCTGGGAAGGCACAGGCTATACCTGGGACTCTGTTCCAGGTATTGGCAGGAATCCCGTTGTTGCTCGTATAGGGTATAGTAATTACGGTAATATGCATACTTCAATCAATCTTGAATTACACGAAACAGCTCACGCTATTGATCGTTATGTATTCCAAAACATTAGCTATTCACAAGAATTCTCAAGGATTCATAGTCGTGAATATAATTCCTTTTCCAACAGTTCTTATTACTACTATCCAGAGGAATATTTTGCTGAAGCCTATGCCTACTATTATTTGAATAGTTCTACTCATGAAACTTTAAAAACACGCGCTCCTTATACCTACGAGTTCATACAAAAACTACCTCTTCGTTTATAATTGTATCCATGCACATATTAGCAATACAACTCTTTTCCAAGTCATTCCTACCACATCAAAGATTCCCTGTTTACTCTAAACAAAGAAATCAGATGACTGAGTAACATTCTTTTTTGTAAACATAATTACTACACGAATTAGTATTTTTCTATATACAAAATAAAGAGCATCTTTCAAGATGCTCTTTCCATTCAACGGCTACATTCAATCTCGCACCATCGAAAACTGGTTTCGGATTTTAGATACCGTCATTATGAACCGTTTAGAATTTTAATAACAACATCGTGAGTTGTGTTTTCCGACACTTCCCACCATACAAATATAACACATTACTTCCAAAATAACCGACACATTTTCTGCCAAAAAGCGGCCACAGCTCTGCCAGTGTTTTTCATAGTTCAAATTTTTCCACTGCATCTGTTAATTCTACTGGTACACCAAATATACTTTTTTTCATTTCTGTCATTTTCTTTTTAATAATCCAATGTGGATAATTCAATTCTTCTAGAATATTTCTAAAATAAGTTGGATTCAACTTTAACATATCAGGATTTTTCCCCGTATTCCTTTTATATTTAATGATTATTTCTAATAGTTCTTCATTTAACATGAATCACAATTACCTCCCCTTACAGTATATATATATATGTATATACACCATCCGATTTCTCGATACCTGCAGTTACCCATATCTTATATTGTGTGTAACTGACCCTTTCGCTGAATCCCTTGGTATCATTGACTTTATAATACTTCCCCTTTTGAGTTACACAGTACGAAATTTATGAGTAACTGTATAGATTTAAAAAGAAAAAAGCAATGATTAGATTTTAAACCTAGTCATTGCTTTATCCATTGCATCTTGGTTTACACCTATATAACGTAACGTGACCTTCTCTGACGAATGATTGAATATCTCCATAAGTAATGCTATGTTTTTCGTTTGCATGTACATGTGATACCCGTACGTCTTTCTCAACGTATGTGTTCCTATTTCATCTAATCCGAACTCTGCTGCCGCTCCACTTAGTATCTTATATGCTATACTACGACCGATTGGACGATTTTTTCCCTGCCTACTTTTTAATAGGTACTCATCATCTTCTCTATGTTCATTAAACCATCGAAGCTCTCTCTTTAGTGCTGCAGTAATTTGTATTCGTTTCTGTTTCCCAGTTTTCTTTTCTCTCATAGATATATGACTACCTTTGACATCTCCTACCTTCAATTTCAAAATGTCCGATATTCTCAAACCTGTATTGATTCCCATAATGAAGAGAATGTAATTACGTAAGCTCTTTTCTTTAAAATACTCTTTTAGCTGCTGTATTTGCTCTGGATCACGTATTGGTTGAACGAAATTCATTATTCATTACCTCCAGTCTCTTCTGCCTCGTAAACTTCTAATCTAAGAGCAAAAGCTAAATTATAAAATGCTCTGGACTTCCAACGACGATACGTACGTTCAGCCATTCCAATCTCGTTATAAATCATATAGTCGCATACATCCTCTTCTTCTAAATAACGCTTATTAATAATATCCCTCTGATTTCTTCCCGCACTACCATTACCTAAGCGACTTAAAAACTGATCAATGCGGAATGAAATTAACTCCAGCCACTCTTCACGTTCACTTTGTTGTAGATTTGCTATCGCTACATCTTCTAAAGGTTTTCCAACTACATGCGTAGGCCCATGTTCTCTCATTTCATAAGAAGGAGTGACTTTCATTTCCTTACGAATCATTCCGAACTGTCTATATATACGTACACTTTCAAGAACACCTTCTAACTTCTCTTGTGTTGCTGCTCTATCAATTTTTGGTAAAAAAGATAATTGTTTCGTCATGCAAGACCACCCCTTTTTATTTTTTATTACTTTTGCCTTAACGCTCTAAGTCTACGTTCATAACGCAAGCCACGAATCCCTATTCATTCTTCAATTTCACGAATACTTAATTTTTATTTTTCACTTGTTTTCCCCACTCATGTAATTAATCCTTTAGTACCTTCCTTCCCCATCTCCCTTCCAAAATAAAAGAGGCCACCATTTCTTAAGACAGCTACAATTGCTGTTTTAAAAATTGGTGTCCTCTAGTTTTCTAGCCAGACTCTATTCAAATTCTATTTATTTCAAATAACCAGTTCGTACAAAAATATTCCTCCAAGCCTTATCAAACTGATATTTTTCCACTACCTTCGCACGACGCGCAATTGCTTTTCTAATTTTTCTTTTCTTCAAAGCTTTCATTCTTCTACCCTCACTTTACAATAGTATTTTCATTTTATGGTTTTAAAAACCATTTTTCTCCCTAATTAAGAATAAATCATTTAACTTCGAATATATTGTAAACATCTCCCCTTCAGGAGACATCCCATATTTGAGTCACCTTCGAAGTTGAGCACTTAGTTTTACTAACTCGCTCAACTTTTGGTTATTTTAACCAAATTATTCGATTATCATATATAAAAATACAATCAACCACCGCAAGGGGGAATTAATAATGAATGGTATTAAGCAAAGAAACTTCTTTACTAACAATACTGATTTTTACATTTTACTTGGTAATTATACAGATATTGTGAGCTACCATGAAACATGGGACGATGCCACAATAGCTTTAAGGTCTATCCATATCTCTGATAGTAGCTGGACTTCCATTTGGATTTTGAAGCCAGGTGAAATCCTTTCAGGCACTTGCATAACTGCTCCCTACGAGGAACATAGGAAGATTTCATATGGCTCATAAAACTCCCTCTAATTCGATTGAAAACATCATAGGTGTTAAAGAAGCTGCTAAAGAAATTTTTTAAAAAATAGATTCTCGATACAACTAGGCTTACGGCACTAAAATGAAAACCCTTGTCTTTCTACAAAAGGTTTATTTCGTTCAAGTTTTAAATTATGAGATCACTGTGGAGTGCACCTCCTATCTCTACTAGGTCCGATACAGTCACACCTAACAATTCATTCAGTGGCTCGCCAACACCTTCTTAAACAGGTTGGTTTTTATTTTTGATTGCTTAATTTCTATCCGTCTATCTTTTTTAATTATCACCTCTCTTCATTTGGTTTTAAAAACCATTCCTTGCGATTTCCTTGTATAAAAAAACGGATTCATAAGCATACTGTAAATACCTCCTTAAATCGAATTTTTTGTCATTTCAGTCATCCTTTTGTTTAAGCAGTTAGCTTTTGCTATCTGCTCTTTTTTGGTTTAAATAACCATTTCTTTTGGCATGCATATACTGTCGCGACCCCTTACTTCCCTAACTATTTATTCATGTTCATGACTCACACACATAAACTTAGATAAATAGTTTAAGGTTCCATCAGTGTGCACCATGGAACAAGCCGTCATTTTTTACGATTTACTATCAATTACTTTTCTATAACGACTATAAAATATTCCGTTCCTCATAATGGTTATATGAAATATTTGTAAGATTATTACCCTGCTATTCCTTTTAAACACAATATCAACGCACTTTTATTCCACTGTAATTTAATCAAATTTGCTTTCATGATTTCTCTTTCTACTTAAACATGAACAATTTAATTCACCATATATTTTAAATATAGTCATCCCTTGAAAAGGAGCTATCAATAATGAACAACTTTAAACAGCAAAGGATTTTCACTAACAATACAGATTTCCACATTTTATTTGGAAGTTATTATGATATACTCAGCTACCATAAAACATTGGATGCTGCTACAGTAGCTTTAAACTCTATTCTTGAATCTGATTATAAATGGCCATCCATTTGGATTGTGGCACCTGGTGAAACCAGTTTATGGCCTTATATAAAAGCAACTCCCGAGGAAAATAGTCGTATCGTACTTCATATGATTCTTTCACTTCGCTAAAAAACATCATAGGTGTGGCGGAAGCTGCTAAATTTTTAGGACGTTCCTCTCAAACAGTAAAAAATATGTGCGCTGCCGGCAAATTGCCTGCTAAAAAAATTGAAGGAAAGTGGATTCTCGATAAAGCTATACTTAAGTTCTTAAAATAAAAATGCTTACCTTTCTGTATAATGTGAGCTCGTCACTTCCATTATGATTAGGTAAAAAGAGCGCTTTCTCCCGAGCGCTCTTTTTCTGTTCAAATAAAAATTTTGTTAAAATTCCTACTTACCTTTATTCTTTGATGACAGGCTCCATAATTCCAAATAAAGCATACTATATTAAAAATTTACTCGTAAAAATCTGATTACAACCTTTTAGATTTCTACACCTCATAAGACATTCATCTACCGTACTAAGGGTGCATATAAAATGCGCTCTTTTATTTATTATTAAATAAGAATTTTGTTTAGTTATCATTTGATTAATCATATTTAGATTTTATTAACATACCTTAATATTAATCAGGAATTACACTACCCCCAGTAGATTTGTAGTTCCTGTAATTGAGCCTGTTTGTATAAGCAACAGGTTCTTTTTAATTCCCCTTTACGAATATCCTTCTCCACATTACACATACTATCTACAAGTCAATTTCCCATGACTACACTCTTTCAAAACGGAGCTTGTTCCTCCGAATTGTTTAGGCACTCGGCAGGTAACTTAGTCAATTACCTGCCATTTTCTATTCAAATAATGCTTTTGTTTAGTTTTCTTATGAGTTCCCCCAATCTAAATCCGAACAATATACTGTAATTCTTTCGCCCTCTATATCTGGATCATCTCCAGATTTCCACTCTTCATCCCCAACAATAATATCCGTTTCTTGTGGAGTAAGAACCGGTATACGATGACCTCTATTTTCTAAGATATATTTTTCAGCTTGTTCAACAAATTCTTTTTCGCCTTTGAAATTTCTAATATCACTCAGAACAATCAACCCATCATAATCTTCAAGAAACCCTTTAATAACTGTTTCCATCTCACATTCTCCTTTTTAATAAAATTCAAATTTTATTTCATTCCGGTTGACTATCATTTGAAAAATCGGAAATATTTACTCGATATTTTTTCTGAATACTCATGCTATTATGTAGTTGCTGATGTTCACCATCCCGTGCACTCAGTAGCTGCATCCATTGACTCTACTCTCACCCTTTTGAGAGTAGGGTTTTTAATTACAAGATTACTTTCGAATAACATAATTTTATTTGAGCTTATTTGTAATCGTTGTTTGTGTATGAGACACTTTTCCCTTTACCCAATATAAGACTTGCTGCCCGTAGCCGCTCTTTGGTGGTTCTTCAAAGTTGATCTTCCCATCCACCACAATGTAGATGCCGTTTGTTTTCATGTCTATGTCTATTTCTCTTTTCATCTATGTTCGTTCTCCTTTGCATAGGCTTGTCCATTTTAGGAAATGCATGTGCTTTCTGGATGAAAATGTCCTTAGTCCAGCTCCATAATTTCTTTCAACGTTCGATTGGACACATATACTTTTATAATTTGAATTCTCCCGTATTTTTCTTCGGCCATTTCTTTTGCTTGTGTCTCTGTACTTACTTCAAACCAACGTAACTTCTGTTTTTCATCTCTGTCAAAAAATTCTACTGCATAAGTTGGTGTTACTGAATGATTAGAGAGGAATTTCTCAGCCGTACTATGTGCTGTATAATCCATGTTTCCTACGATATCTTCAAAGGTTAATTGTTCCATGCTCTCAACTCCATTCCCTCAAAATGATTCATTTCTCTCTTTTACCGTCTATAGCTTTCTCCCTCGACTTCAATCAAATAATCGTTTGCCATCCCTAGCAATCTATCAGCAGCTGCAAACCCAATTTTTTCAGGTAAGGTATATTCATCTTCATTTGAACTAAAAATGATGGGTGCTTTACGCTTATATCGCTCATTAATGATTTCGTAATACATTTCTTCACGGGATTCTGTATGTTTGCTCTTACCTAGATCATCCCACACCAGCACATCCGCGTACTCTACGACTGTATGGAGCTTTTCAAAGTACTCCTTTTTATCATCACGCTTTGCTGACATAATCTCTGTCATAAAAGTAACATCACTTATACAAACCACTCTGCACCCTCTTGGTTGTGCGTTCACAATTTCTTTATTTACAGTTTGAACATTTTGTATAATCCATCTAGCAGCTGCTATTTGTAGATGTGTTTTACCTAATCCGTAATTATTGTGAAGTTTCATTTTTTCAACTCGTTCATCGATGGATAAAGCTTTTAATCTTGCCTCGCCATATGTAGCGATATATCCAAAGCTATTGCGCTTCGTATCTCTGATTTCATTAAACTTTTTTAAGTATTCCATCATGCTGTTAAACATTTTCTTTTGCATATCGGTATGACGAATATAATTTTTAAAACGTGCTTCTTCAAATTCTTCTGGTATCATTGCATTTTTCAACCTTGCTATTTCAGATTGTTTCTTTTGGCAATCACACATTCTACCTGTCCATCCATTTAAAATTATTCCCGTTCCACTGCATAACGGACAGGTATCATTAAGCGTCTTCTCCGAGCCATTCAATGTTATTTTCATATTCTTGTTGTGATTCCTCTCGTTCCTTGTCTGTAAGCTCTCTCCACTTCCTTGTTGGTTCTGGCAGTTTTTCATAGCCCTCTTTTGCAAATCTGCCATGACTTCCGCTATGCTTGCGAATCTGCTCATTTTTCTTCACCTCGTGTTCTTCTTTGGCTTCAATCACCAGCCTGTCCCATTGCTTTCTCAACTTACTAGGTGACAATATATTCTTTTTCCAGAAGGAATGATTCTGGGACCATTCCAAGAGATACACAATTTGTTGATTTGTTTTCTTGTCTCTTTCACGAATTAAGCGAAATTCATTGGCCCACTTCTCGAAGTTCGGTTCTTTATGTTCTGAATTGGTTTCTAAAATGAACTGAAATAACAATTTGGCATGCTCCATGTCGCAAGTTTCAAACTTGTGACAAGAAGTCTTTTTATTTGTAGTAATCTCTGTATTATTCTCTGTAGTAATCTTTGTATTTGTCCCACGTTTCAATGTAGGAGGGTGTCACTTTCTGATGTGATAGGTTCTTGATATAAAATAGAAATTTTTTCGATATTTTTCACAATTGGTTCCACATACATAACGTTGTTATGCCTCGTCCCGTTAACTATGATCGTACGAAATTCAATTGCAATTAATTCTCTTTTTATTAAGTATTTGCATGCTTCTTGTACTTGTCTTTTGGTAAAACCAAATGAATCAGCCAATTGTTGATAACTTTTTTGAAGTTTGTCTGCTTTAAATTTTTGTTTATACTGGATTTCATTTGTTCTTTCATCCTTTATTTCAGTTGGTTTGTACCAATAAAAAATCTCGCTAAGTATTGTAATCGCAACCATATATGGCTTGCCGTTTTCTAGAGTAAGGTACTTAAACCACCCCTGGTCTAAAGTGTTACCTTGAAGATTTATTCTTGCGACTTGTATTACATTGCTATTCATCCCGTCACCCTTCTCTATCTAACATTTTTTCAATATATCTTTATTGCCAGGGTATTTGATATTCCTCAACATAAAGATCGAATATTTTTTATTTTCAATCTTTATTTTTTTATTTTTTCCTGTTAAAATCATTATTAAATCGTATTCTTTCACGAAATGCCCTTTCTCTTGGCCTGTGAAAACGGGTCTTTTTTTGCATCTCGTACGCAACATGTGTTATGATGATACCACATGTGTTTCTATTAGATCACCAGCCCCAACTGGTGGTTTCTCTTTATCATTCTTTTCCCTAAGAAAAAGGATTTTTGTTTTATTGGCTTATAATCTGGATTCATCTTTAAAAATGCCCGTGTCTTTCTTGTTTGAACAGTAGATTTTTTCATCTCTAATTTCCTAGCTATTTCTTCTGTGGTATACCCTTCACCGACGTGCAGAATAATTGACTTTTCTTGTTCTTCAAGTACACTCGTCACTTCTTCAAATTCAATGGATAATATCGCTTCTTTTTCCACATCAATAGGAGATACTGCATAAAATTCTTTTACTGTCTCCTCATCTTGATGTAAATCAATCGAATGAATATTCATTTTATTCTTTTCCTCATGACTAAGTCGTCTACTCACCTTAAAAGGTGTTCCTTTCAAGTGAAGCTCATCACTCATTGCCCATTTCATACCATTCATCACGTATGCATTGAATGTATCTACTCTCTCTGGATCATAATTCACACAATGCTCCCATAAATACAGATGGCCAACTTGTATTAAATCCTCCAAATCCATATTGTTTATTTCTGCAATCTGTCCAGCTCTTGCGATACTTCCAAATTGTTGCTTAATTGCCGCAATTACTAAATGTTTCTTCTCTTCAAATAATTCTTCTGCTGTCATTTTCTTTTACCATCCCTTCTTGTTTTTAAATATAATAGTTTGCTATACTATAAGAGCATTCTGGTTACTTAACTCACTCCTGTTAGGTATACTGTTCTAGACTGATATTGCCGATGAGAAGACCTAATTTTAGGTCTTTTCTTCATTCTGAAGCATTTACATGAAGATAATTCATAATATATCTGATATACTATTTATGATGAATGTCAGTGCACGAAACAAGTAGTATGACCTATGTGCAGAAGAAGTCCTATTTTATAGGGCTTTTTTACTTTTAACAGCACTCCTCAGAAAGCGTATTATGATGCGCCCTCTTCACAACTGAAGCATTAATTCCTCTACTTTTCAAATGTTCCACAATCCCTAGAATGCTTTTACGATCCCGTTCAAGTTGGTTATCATATTTTTCTTTCTCACGGTATAGCGCTATACGCTCCCTTCGAGCCAATCTTGCTTCTTTAATCCAAGTACAAAGTAACAATGGATCATTCTTTTGAATCGCCTCTATTTGCTTCTTTTCACAATGCTGCAAGAATTCATCTAATATTTGTTTTTTCTGTACATCTTTCTTTAAAACTGATAACGTCATAGCACTTTCTCCCCTCAAATTCATTCCACATCTTTTGTAAATTCTTTAATTGATTTATCGAGTGCATAAACAACAGGTAAAAGCCCACAGATCAGAAACCCAGTGATACATACTGAAAAAACACTTTCTTCCATCATGGTTATTTCCTCCTTCCACCTTTTTTTACATCTCAGAGAACTTAATTTGAGAGTTTACTATATTAATTTTCTCACTCAGCACAATAGGTAACGTATACGCTCCAACAATCTTTGTTGCGAGTGCCAAATGACCACGCTTAATTGCTTTATGGCTCGTTACCCCCAAATTCACGGTACAGCTGCTTATAGATATCACGGTAGACTTGGCCTCTAATTCCAGCATGCTGGTATGCATTAGACTGTTTACCACCTAATAGCGCAACGCCATGACGCTTGACTGCATTTGATATTTCATCGCATTCTACAGCGAATAACGGAGCATTCTCTCGTAAGTCTTTGACATCTGATTTGATGTGCTGAAGTTCTTGCTTTTGTCCTTCTAACGCTTCAAAAGTAAGCTTTAAGATACTCATGGGATCTGTAGGAACTTGTTGCTGTTTTTTGATGTATTCCTTCATACGTTTAAATTCTTGTATAAATCGAATTTTTGTTTGCACTGCTTCTTTCGTGTTGTACCCAAAAACAACTAATGTAAATGCTTCTTCTGTTAAATTGTACTTGGGATACATTCGACCACGTTCATTTGTGTAAGTTGACTCCTCAAAATTTAGGAGTGAGAATTCTGCTCCTGCATAATCCATTTGAAGTTTAATATCTGATATAACATTATCGTGTCGTTTACCGAAAATCTGAGCAATTGTCAAACTATCTGTTACTACCTCACCATTACTTTCAAATACCAGTTCGTTTGCTACTGCTAATCCATCCATGTAAAGCCCTCCTAAATTTTAATAATGCTTGTCCAGTCCACCACCCTGTGCACTTGGAATGACTCGTATTGAGTTTGTGTGACGATGAACTAAATGTAATTCTCCATCTACCTTCTTAAAGATTAACCAGCTTTCAGGATTCAATTTGTATGATTTAAGGTGCATTTTTTCACGCTTTGTCAATTTTTTACCGTTTTTCATTAAAATTCCCCTCCAGTTACTTCGCAAATAGGTCGTCTACTGTTGTCTTAAAATGTTGCGCGAGTAATTTTGCTTCTGTAAGAGTAAAATCACGTTTTCCTTTTTCCTTTAGGTAATACGTTTGCTGGCATATGTTTACTAACTTCCCAGCATCCTCTTGCGTCATACGATGTTCTCTTCGAACAATAAATAGGTTTTTATACATCTCTATCATCATCCTTTATAAACTTTTCAATTGGCTCATCCAAAAAACAAACTGCTAAAGAGACTATACAAATCAAGATTGCAACTATCATTAATGAAAACGTGCTTTCCTCTATCATTTTGTTATCACCTTCTTTCAGTTACCTTAAGAATTTTGTTTTTTCTTTTGGTAATAATCTCGCATGTAATCATTTCTTTTATCTTTATTTTTCTGATACCAATTGCGATTGTAATCATCCTTAATTCCACTTTCTTCCATATTCATTTTCTGCGCCACTTTCTTCCAATATCGTTCCTGAGTTGCTTTAACCTTTTCTTTATTAGCTGCTCTCCAGGCTCGCATGTAAGCCTTTTTTGCTTCTCGAGCAGATAAGTCTTTTTTATTATCCACACTATACACCTCCCTAGGGATTTGCAACAAGCAAAGTATTTGTTTATCTTTTTCTCTTTATTTTTCTTTTGTTAAACACATTGTACAATTAAATTTGCTTGTTGCAAAGTATTTTTCTGAAAAAAATAAAAAACTTGTCTTTAAGCAAAGCTTTATTGTACATTATATATAACAAAGAGAGAAATAAACGTAAAGTTAAAAGGAGGTTTAATAATGTCTGAAACTATGGGTAGTCGTATAAAAGAGGTTCGTAAATCTTTAAAAATGAAACAAAATGAACTTGCAGATGCTGTCGGTGTAAACTACACAATGATTTCGCTATATGAATCAAATAAACGCGAACCTAGTAGGGAGACCGTAGAAAATATCGCTCGTGTTACAAACGTTTCTGCTGATTATATTATGGGGCTTTCAAAGCATAAAACTATTGATAAAGAAACATCAAAAAAAATAATAGATGATGTTGAAGATATTATGAAACGTATCAATCAGCTCCCTGCGGGTAAACGAGAAAAAATTATAAACATGATTAATGATTTATAAAAAAAGAACTTGGCAGATTAATTTCCACCAAGTTCTTTTTTTATTTTGATTAATTTCTCAATCGCTTCTTGATTTCCTTTATATGCAAGTTCAACTAACTCACTTATTTTTTCTTTAACATCTACTCCTACTGTTTTTAGCATCAAAACCCCTCCTTTTTATATTGGTAAAAATTTACGGTTGTTTTTTTGGACATGTACATATAATCAACCAGGCCTAGAAAGCACGAAAGACGTCGCCATTTGGCAACGTCTCCCATTTATCCCCATTAAACTCAAGACCCTCCGGGTTCTGAACTCATATATTGTACATATTCGTTATTTGTTTGCTTACTAACAGCTTGGTCTTTCTCCAATACCCCTGTGTTTAACACTAGTGCGAACGCACCGACAACACTTAACAATAGTATACCAACTTTTCTCATACTCTCTCGACCTCTTCCTGCTTATTTTTTAACAATTGAATTGTACGTCGTACCGCTTTAGCATAATGGTAGTTTGCAACCCGCTCAAAGCGTATAAGAGCCTTTTTCAAGCCCTCTAAATCTTCATTTATCCTAGCGATGTAGTAATCAGTAAACGGTGAACTACCACGTTCTTTAACTAAATTATATATCATTTCTAACCCTTTTTCCTTATCTTCATACAATCCTATATAGTAACCTAATTCTGAAGTATCAATGTAATCGAAATTAATTTTGTCTAAATTAAAACCAAATTCGATATATAAGTAATTTAGCGTAGTATTAAAAGCTTTATACTTTCTGCTTTCGCGAGATACTCCATGTTTATCTAGGTAAGCGATACTATCCGAAATCCACTTCTCAGCAAGGAATTTGTCATCAAACATATAACTTTCGCCAATGCAACACATACTAGTCGTATAAATTAGTGGGACATTATTAGCCTCTTTTAGTAACTTTTCACATTTTTGACGACATAATTCTAAATTATCATCAAACAAATTAACATATGCCATCCTTTCATCGAAAAACATTGTTAACCAATTGTTTATAAATTTATCATGAACCTCAATTAAAATTTTTTCCACCTTATCCATATACGGATTCATCGCTCTTATATTGAAGGTGTCATGCATAGACAAAGCGTATAATATATTGATTACTACTTGGAGTTCTGCATCACTTGAGAATAACTGTTCATCCATCTCTTCAATTAATGGTTGTCCTTTTTTTATGTTTTGATTACGTTTGTTGAATAACTCATACACTCGAATATATTTATTTAATAAACGATCTCCTTGATGGATTTTCACCAAATCTGCTGTTACATCATACTCACCAGTACCTTGACAATAAACCAAAGATTTACGAATATTAAGATCATTTCGAGACAGTTTAATAAAATTCCGTATCACTTCTTGCCGTTCTTCTAAATTTTCATAGACAACATCCATAATTTTCATAAATGTGTCTAATTTCATTTCAGCTGTTTTACCAGTTACAATTCCGTCAGTAATAACAGAACGATCCACACCTACTTTCTTTGCTAATGGACGAATCTTAAATCCTTTATCATCCATATCTTGCTTTATCTTCTTCATTAGTTCTTTCATCAAATTGTGCTTAAATTCTTTTTGTAGATGTTTTTTAGAATTTTTTATCGTCCTTTCTTTTAACTCCTTCACAAACTTACTTCCCCCTTCTCCGAACATAAATTTTCCATCCTAACAATTTTTTCAATAAAGAACATTGCATAAATGTGATATACTAAGATGGACTCATACGAGGCAAGTGTTTCCTAAGGCTGGGTTAGGGAACGGTGTAATTGTGGTAGGACACTCTTACACGCGCTTCTATGGGTTTTTATTTATGTTCAATAATATTATTTTGTTAATTTCATAAACTTTCAAAACTGCAAATTCTCTTCCATAATTGGATATACGCACCCAATATAACACAATCCCCTTTAAAATAATTGTCTTTTTTGATTTTTTCAACAATTGTTTCTCTAAAATGACAATTATTTCCCATTCCCCATTGTTTTGTTATTATATTTTAATTTTAAAGGTGAAAAACCAGCCATTACGAAAAATTCACAACCAGCCAATCATTAATTTCTATCCATTCCCCAAAAATCCCCTTTTATTTTTTATCAATATTAACAGATAGCACTATATGATAATATGAAAGTATCCTTTCTGTTTTTATCAATATGATGGTTTAATAATAATTGAGTTCCCTTACTCTTCTGTTATTAAAAGTAAGATGGTTTAATTTCGTAGACATCCTTATTTGGATGTCTTTTTTTGTTTTATAGAAACTGCAATAATGCAATTTTGCATAATCACCAAAAAATAAACCATGTGCATAATAAAAGAGGTACACCTCTATTTATTTAAAGAAATATTAAGCTGAAAGAAAAGGCACTTTCATATTGATTGCGCCTTTTCTTTTTTTATACACGCTGATATACTATCCATACAAGGACCTTTAGCTCAGTTGGTCAGAGCAGACGGCTCATAACCGTCTGCTCATAGGTTCAAATCCTATAAGGTCCATCTGGTTTTTAAACGTCATATGTTATATTCGAATTTCCATCACAAAACGTCTTAGTTGCTTCAAACTTCTAAGACTAGAATCCGTTGCAGATTGTAGCGGATTCTTTTTATTGGACTGTCTCCTTTTATTAATAAATGGCATAACATAAAATTAGCCGTTTACCAATTGTTATTTCTTCAAACTTAAATCGATTATTAAGATGTTCTCATTAGAGCATCTTTTTTTGATACTTAATAATATGGAAGTTTTCTCAAGTTCCGAAAAACCTAAATATGGTATTATTTAATGGTATTCCTAACTCTTCTATGCCATATATTTTTGAAATAGGCGCTCAATTTAATTGAAGCGTCTTTTCTTTTTATAAAACACAATGTTATACTATTTTCTAAACAATTAATTTATTTATAATTCTATACGCGTACAAGGGGGAATTCCTTTGGTAATCTATAAAGATGAACAACGTGGAACATACTACTTCGTCACTAGAATCCGACAATTCGATGGAACACTAAAACAAGTAAAACGTCGTGGGTTCAAAACAAAGAAAGAGGCACGGGAAGCTGAAGCAAAAATGTTAGTGGAAAAGGAGACAACTTCAAGTTTAACTTTTTCTCAAGCTGCTGATAGCTATTTTAATTGGTATTCGCAAAGAAGAAAGCAATCATCAATAGAAACAATAAAAAATGTAATCTACAATCATTTAGTAATAGAGTTTGGAAATTTAAAGGTGGATCAGATTATTCCTAAACATGTCATGAATTATCAAAATAAGATTATTAATAAGTATTCAGCTAAGCATCTAAAAAAGATTCATGCAGTCCTTTCTGCTATATTTAATTTCTCAATCAAATTTCATGGTTTAACAAATAACCCCGCAAAAATTACAGGGAATTTTGAAAAAGAAGCGAATAAACGAATGAATTTTTGGGAATTTGAAGAGTTTAAACAATTTATTTTAGCTGTGGACGATCCATTATATAAAACATTTTTTTCAGTACTTTATTATAGTGGAGCTAGAAAAGGAGAGCTTATGGCATTAACATGGTCAGATATTAATTTTGATGAGAAAACAATTAACATTAACAAAACTGAATATAATCGGCAAGTTACGGAACCTAAAACAAAAGCATCTAATCGAATAATAATGTTACCTAGCTTTATAATGGATATGTTACACGACATAAAAAAAACTGCTGCCCTAAACGCACCAGTTAAAAGTGCTTATGTAGTTTTTGGTGAGTTTTACAATAGTATATCTTCGAGTACCTTACGACAAAAATTTATAAAATATATAAAAATCGCCCAAGTAAAAAAGATCGTGCTACACGAATTCCGACATTCTCATGCATCATATCTAATAAATAAAGGTGTTAGTCCACTTATAGTAGCACAACGTTTAGGTCATTCAGATGTTGCAACAACTTTAAATACTTATAGTCATTTATATCCATCAAAACAAGCGGAAGTAGTTGCTTTTATGGAGAACGATTTGGTATAATCGTTACCAAGATGTTACCAACACTATTCTAACCGTTGATATTGCTTAATTCACAAAGAATCCTACTCCAATTTAATTTTTTATCTGTGTGAGTCTCTAATACCGTTTTATAATCTACTTGATCATAAGATACACTTTCTTTCCAAGCAAAGCTACCTGTGATACTTGCATCGGCATTTGGCCCTTTATCATTTACTCCTACTTTAACACTTCCACCAAGTGTATACCCTACCTCCGAAGTGACCTTTGCTGAAGTCATTGTATTAACTGGGGCAGCTTTATGGAATTGAGCACTATCACCACTTGTTATTTCTGCTTCAGTATGATAGGCTGATGGCCATTTTAAACCTGCGTTATAGTATCCGCTATTAATTGTATATTTAGCATCTATATTACTACCATCAGTGGTAACAATTGCAATCTTTTTATCTGCGTAAGGATCCTCAATAAAAGAAACCTTTATTGAATTTTTGATATTTTGCTTCATGTCATAAGTAGTTTTAAAACTATTATAGACCTTCCCACCATTTTGAAGATTTTCTACAGTTCCTTTAGAATCTGCAAATGCAGATGTTGCTTGTAAACCAAATGATCCAGACATAATAACGGACGCTACCGCAACGCATTTAGCTATTTCTTTTGCTTTTTTCAT